GACATGGACGACGAAGGCGACGACATGGACATGGACGACGAAGACGACATGGGCGACGAAGGCGACGACGACATGATGGCTGATATGGGCGATGATGACGAAGACGACGACATGGACGACGAAGGCGACGACGACGAAGCTGTAGCAGAAGGCGAAAAGTCTGTAGCTCAACTAATGCGTGAGTATACTGAAAAAGTAACAGCTAACATGGGCGACGACGGTGATCCTTCTGCTAAATCACCAGTACCTACTAAGCCTAACAAAATAGGCGGCGGCACAACTGCAAACATCGCAAGAGGCGGTGAAGAGGGAAAAGGCGGCACTGGTGCTAGCGCTAAGGACATGAGCACAGGTAACGTAAACACTAAGAACCCTAAGGGTGCTAGCAAACTTAACAAAGTTTCAGGCGGCGCTGCTAAGAAAAGCGATGGCACAAAGTCAATGTTTAGCTAAAAAGGAACAGGGATGATCAACTTAACAGAAGCACTTACATACGACGAGGCTAAAATAGTTGTCGAGTCATTAAATGATGGCAAAGATTTGTACATGAAGGGAATTTTCATAGAGGGTGGCGTAACTAACGCTAACCAGCGTGTCTACCCTGCAAATGAAATTAGTAAAGCTGTCGAAACTATGAATGCGCAAATTAAAGGCGGCTATTCAGTTCTCGGTGAAGTTGATCATCCCGAAGGTCTAAACATCAATCTTGATCGTGTATCGCACATGATTGAGAGCATGTGGTGTGAAGACGCAAACGGCTTAGGTAAACTTAAAATTTTACCTACACCAATGGGAAACCTAGTTGAAACAATGCTAAAAAGCGGAGTTAAACTAGGTGTTTCAAGTAGAGGTTCAGGAAATGTCAAAGAAGACGGTTCAGGACAAGTAAGCGATTTTGAAATAGTAACTGTTGATATTGTAGCACAACCTAGTGCTCCTTCGGCTTACCCTACACCAATTTATGAACATTTAATGAATGCAAGAGGCGGTTATAAGGCATATCAATTAGGCAAAGAAGTAAAGCACGATCCAAAGGCACAAAAATATCTAAAAGAATCGCTGGTCAACATTATCAGCGGTCTCCAATAACAGGAGAATAATATGTTGGATGCACTAAAAACATTATTTGAAAATAATGTAGTTTCGGAAGAGATTCGTTCTGACATAGAAGAAGCGTGGAATAACAAAATCAACGAAAACAAAAAGCAGGTAACTGCTGAACTTCGTGAAGAATTTGCACGTAAATATGAGCATGACAAGCAGACAATGGTTGAATCCATTGACAAAATGCTAACAGAATCTTTGGCTGATGAAATTGCCGAATTCCAAGAAGATCGTAAACAACTTGCAGAAGCAAAAGCAAAATATGCTGTTGCTATCAAAAACCATTCAAACAAATTACAAAAGTTTGTTATGGAACAATTAAGCCAAGAAGTAAACGAACTACATGAAGATCAAAAATCAGTTGCAGATAAATTCCGAAAGTTAGAAGAATTTGTAGTAGAAGCTTTAACAAAAGAAATTGCAGAATTCTATACTGACAAGAAAGATTTAGCTGAAACCAAAGTGAAACTAATGCGCGAGTCAAGAAACGCATTTAATCAAGTCAAAAAAGACTTTATTAGTCAAAGTGCTACACTTGTAAATAAAACTGTAAGTGAATCACTTAAGTCTGAGTTATATCAACTTAGAGAAGATATTACTCAAGCACGACAAAATGATTTTGGACGTAGATTATTCGAAGCTTATCAACAAGAATATATTGGTAGTCATTTGAATAAAAAGTCCGAAACTGCAAAACTTCTTAAAATTATAGAAGATCAAAAGTCTAAAATTAAAGAAGCTGCAAAAATTGTTTCTAAAACAAAAGAATTAACAGAAAGCAAGAATACTGAAATCAAGCTTCTGAAAGAAAGCAGTGAACGCAAAGATAAAGTTGCAGAACTTCTAGCACCTCTAAGCTCAAGTCAGAAAGAAATTATGTCTGATTTGCTAGAGTCAGTTCAAACTGCACGTTTAGAAACAGCATATAACAAATACTTGCCGACAGTACTAGAAGGTAATACTGCTAAAAAGGCGACAAGTAAAAAGGCAAAATTAACTGAAGGCAAAGAAATAACAGGCAACAAAGAAACTCAAACACATAGTTCTATAGCAGACGATCAAAATGTAATTGCACTACGACGTCTTGCAGGCTTAAAATAAGGAGAGATTAATTATGTCAGAACTACTAGAAGGTCGCTGGCACGACACCAAAGGTGCATTGCTTGAAGGCCTATCCGGCACTAGAAAATCCGTAATGGAAACAACTCTCGAAAATACTCGCAAGTATCTCAAAGAGAGTGCAACTCCAGGTGCTACATCTGCTGGTAACGTTGCTACACTTAACCGTGTAATTTTACCAGTAATTAGACGTGTAATGCCAACTGTAATTGCAAACGAGCTTGTTGGCGTACAGCCAATGACTGGTCCAGTTGGCCAAATTCATACTCTACGTGTTCGCTACAGCGACACAGCTGGCGCAGGCGCAAGCGGTGCAGTAGCAGGCGAAGAAGCTCTAAGCCCATTCAAAATTGCTGAAGCATATTCCGGTGACACAGCAAATGCTACCGCAGCAAGCACAGCAGCACTTGAAGGTTCTGCTGGTAACAGACTAAGCATTCAGATTCTAAAGCAAACAGTTGAAGCTAAATCACGTAAGCTATCAGCTCGTTGGACTTTTGAAGCTGCTCAAGATGCTCAGTCACAGCACGGTATTGATGTTGAAGCAGAAATTATGGCTGCTCTAGCACAAGAAATTACTGCTGAAATCGACCAAGAAATCCTAGCTAGTCTAGGCACACTTGCTGGTGGTGCAGTTGAAACTTACGACCAGGCCGCAGTTTCTGGTACAGCTACATTCGTTGGTGACGAGCACGCAGCACTTGCTGTTCAAATCAACCGTGCAGCTAACCTAATTGCTCAGCGTACACGTCGTGGCGCTGGTAACTGGGCAGTTGTTAGCCCATTTGCGCTAACAATTCTTCAGTCAGCTACAACTTCTGCGTTTGCTCGTACAACAGAAGGTACTTTCGAAGCTCCAACTAACACAAAGCTAGTTGGTACTCTAAACAACGCTATGAAGGTATATGTAAACAGCTACGCAGCAGACAGTGCTAACGTACTAGTTGGTTACAAAGGTACAAGCGAATCAGACGCAGCAGCGTTCTACTGCCCATACATTCCGCTAATGTCAAGTGGTGTTGTGTTGGACCCAGGTACATTCGAACCAGTAGTAAGCTTCTTAACACGCTACGGCTATGTTGAGCTTAACAACACTGCTTCGTCCCTAGGTAACGCAGCAGACTACCTAGCTAACGTTGCTATCACAGACGGTAACGTAAGCTTTAGCTAAGTCTAAATTACACTTACAAATAGGGCCTACGGGCCCTATTTTTTTGACTTTTTTTGGTTGACTTTGTTTTATACGATGCTATTATATAAACATAACGAAGACGACGGTCCTAGTTAGATAGTGCAAGGAAATGCTGTTGAGTAGAGGCAGTAACTTGGCTAGTAGCTGTAGTGGCAGCGCATGAGCATGGAGACATGAAGATGCGTATTTCGAAAGTAACTGTTCGATGCTAGGCTTCGCTTTATAGACAGGATCTACAAAGGCGATTGTTGGTAATCCTTAGTCCAACCTATCACTTTTTTTACAGTCGCAGACAACGTCGCCTGTAATAAGCAACGTGTCTCCGTGCTGTTTCATGGTACGTAGTAAAGGCATACTAGTTTCGGCTAGTATGCCTTTCCTCTTATGTTGATAAATACATTGTCTATAGACTTATGCTGACCCACAGCGTAGACTTAGAACGTCAACATAGGAGAAAAAAATGGGACGTCCGATTAACGAAAGAAAAATAGGTTTTGGCCCAGGCCGTATTGCTGTAACAAGACATAATATCGGAGCTCCGGGCAATGAAGCAACAACCGCAGCTCATATATTAAAACAGAAGTCTTCTAATAAATTTTTAGTAAGATTAGATTCAGATTCCGGTAACCCGGCTGCTGGTACAGTATTAACTCTTACTAACGCAGATAATGGCGCTATGCCAGCTAACAGTTTTAGAATTGACATCGATGGTGCTTCTGATTCTAGTGCTGCTTATCGAGTTACAAAATTATTTAATAGAACAGTAGAAGTATGGAACGACGTAACTGAAGAGTTTGACCGTGGTGCATACAATATTGGTGATTGGCCAGATGATAATGCAGATGTACCTAACAAAGTAGTTACATTCTCTGTACCTGCACAATAAGGAATTGTAGATGTCAAGAGTAGTACGAGTAAAAAATGATGATTATAAAATCATAGTAGAATACGACAGTCCTGACGAAGCGGCTGCACGTATTACTCTTGATACTACAGGTTCCGGTTCAAGTATTGCAGGCACCGTAGTTGTACGAGGTGATTTATTAGTAGAAGGTACAACTACTACTGTAGAATCTGTAGATACAACAATAGCTGACAATATACTAACACTCAATGCTGGCGAGACTGGGGCAGGTATAACACTTACTACAGCTGGCATTGAATTAGACCGCGGAACAGAAAATAATGCTAGATTTGTATTTGATGAGGACGTTCCGGTTTATAACGGCGTAGATACTACAGGTGCTTTTTTAGCAGAAGATGCTGTTGGTAATGTATTGCCATTGAGCTCAAATAGTATAAATCACACCGGCACAATTTATATAACACCTCTAAATAGTTTTATATCTGTCGGTGGAGAAGAGGATTACGAAGAAAATATCTTTAGTTATGATGTACCTGGTGGAATAATCGACAATAGCGAACCTTTAGATGACGATGCGTTAGTAAATGCAAAAGCTCTTGAGCAGTATGTGGACTTTAGACTTACCGAAGCAATTATAGGTGCCATCAGTGATGCAGATACTAGTTTTGTAGCAGAAGATTTTGATACAAATACTACTGAGAGTAAGTTTATTATTACTGTAGACGGTGTAAATACTGGGAATATTTACGGTAATAGAACCGAAATACATAATATAAAAATACAGAATAATGAAATATCAACTCTAAATGACGATAGTACTAATCAAGACTTGATATTGTATGCAAGCGGTACTGGTAATGTTCAAATAGACGACGGATTAATTTTAACAACCTCACCTTTCCAAGCAGAAGATATTGGTATTAATCCTGCTGATAATCCTC